ATTAGGAAAAAACTAGATATTTCCGGAAAGGGGATGGATACCGTTTATTTTGATAGTTCGACTTTGGTATATGGTGATAAAACCGTTGTCAGGCGTGCGCTTGTGAACAAAAGATTGACGGTTGGTGACCTTGTGAAAGAAGTTGAAAAATTTATTTCTAAAAATGGTAGAAATAAACCAACATACGAGTCTGTTGAACGTGCTGCATGGGTACCAGAAGCTATTTTAGACGACGATGTAGCAGACTTTATGGGTGCTGCTGCAGCTGCTAAGAAAGCTGGTAAGAAAGAGTTTGAGTTTGGTGGTAAGAAATACAAAGTTACCATGAAAGATAAGACTGCTGATGCTATCTCAGAAGCAACGTGTCCTGAATGTGGTGCCGATGGCGAATGCCAGTGTGAGCAGCCAGTAAAAGAAGAAATGGATCCTACTGATCACGTTTCCAAGAAAGGCGATATGTACTGCGTCTATAATAAAGATGGTGAAGAAGTTGCTAAATTCGATAATGAAGAAGAAGCAAACGCATACGCTATCAAGAATCACGATGCTCTGATGGGCAAAGAAGAGATGGATGAGGTTTCTTATAAGACAGCTATGAAGTCTTACCAAAAGGCAATGGGTCAGTCTAAAGATGCTGATGATGCAGGTGATAAGAAAACTGGCGACAAAAAATTCGATCAGGCAGTAAAGTTCGGTCGTTACGCTAATAAGAAGTTTCAATCTAGCAGAAACAAGAAAAAGCTGGTGGGAACTTTATCGCGTCAAGTTCCATTGGGAACTTTAACAAAAGAAGAGACTGTAGAAGAAGCAGCTGCTCCTGGTTCTACCGCACAGCATGGCCCGGATGATGCTACTCGAGACACCTATGAAAAGCAAATGGGTGCAGGCGAAAACAGTGTACCAATGAGTAAGAAAGAAGATATTGTTGGTATGCACACTGCAGAGGTTGCTTTGGATGCCGAAGCGATTTACAAGCAGAATCAAGAAGAAGCTGAAAAAGCAGTAAAGCAAGGTGCTGGTAGATTAGGAGATCAGCGTAAAGGCGATACGTCTTTTGTTAATCCTATTAAGTCTGAAATTATCGACGGTATCACCAAAGCCCTGCAACAAATGAAAACGAATAGCTAAAGGATCAATAATATGCTAAAACCCCCTGCTTATGCACCAAATGCTAAACCTACCACTAGAGGTTGGGTCGATCATAAAACTGGCGAACTGCTTGTTTCTCGTAAGCACAGCGAGCGTGATGTAGAGGAATTCTACATCGCTAAAGCAGGTGCGCCAGCACCAGCTCCAGCACCGGCACCAGCTCCACAGCCAATCATTGAAGCTGATCCAGAGCCAGTAGTAGAAGAAACTGCTGAAATGCTTACAGAGGCAGATCCGGTAGATTATTCTGCTATGACTAAAGCTCAACTGGCAGAACATGCATATGAAGAATATGGTATTGATCTTGATACCACTATGACTAAATCTGCAATGATTCAGGAGCTTGAAGGTCAGCTCTAATAAATTATGCAAATATTTAGTGAGAAGGTCGAGGTAACCGATCAGAACTATCTGATTGTTGCGGCCAAGCATTATAATAATCCCCAGTGCTCTAGTACTGACGAATTCTATGAAGACTTAAATAGAATTAAGTACATCAAGAGATTGATTAACCGGTACATAGAAACTGGGGATTTATCGGAAAGACTCCTTCTTAACCATATCATTATTTTTTGTAATGTATTTGGTATTGAGATTGGGGTAAAGCTGATGGCGGTCAAGTTAGAATATAAATACTGGTCAGTCATCAAAACATTTTTAGTATTTCTTAAGTATGTAGAACCTACAGATTTAGTAGGCATTGAGATGGATAAGAAAATAATTAAACTACTTCGGAAGATCTAATGGCAGTCTCTACAATTGCTGATACCATATACACCTATAGGTTTTTAAAGTTGTTGGTTACCCCATTCAACAAGACAAAAGCTTATGAGTTGGGTATTGTCGATGACGACGGTAAGAGAACTGATAAAAAGATCACAACATCTGAAGAGCGTCAAGCATTTAACTTATTTCATAGATTAGCTTTTAATCTGAAAAGATTGCTTGGTGCATTCCCTGGCGGCAAGACACGTATTGCTTCTTACGTAGCCGCTCTTGCTCTTTTAAAAGAAAACTTTGGCATTAATACAAAATTAGTTCTGGAAGAAATGGATATGGATCAGCGGTACAAGAATGATATCTCTTCCCTTTTAGAACAGTACGAGCCGAAGAAGAAGAAAAAGAAAGAAAAAAAGGAAGAAGCAGGTACAACGACTGCTGACGTTGCTATCGTTGATAAACCGCTTAAATTCAAAGCATTTGTAAAACGTAAGAAAGACGAAGAATAGATGTTTGCACTCCTAGGATCAGTCCTTGGATTCGGAACGTCTTTTGCGCCTAAGATCTTAGATACGATCAATAAAGGCCGGGAGCAAAAGCACGAACTGGCCAAGATGAAAATGAATGCCGAAATCAAAATGCAGATGCAGGACGCTGAGTTCACGCATCTGCAGGATATGGCTCAGCACGAAGAACACAAGCGTCTTATTGAACACGACATTGCAATCTCAAAAGAGACTGGATTCTTTGCAGGCTTAAAGAAGGGGGTACGTCCTATCATCACGTACTGCTTCTTCGGTTTCTTTCTTTTTTATAAAACCGTATTAGTAATGGAAGCGTTGAGTAGTGGTCAGACATTGTCTGATATCTCTGATGTTATCTGGGACCCACAGTCACAGTCCATTTTTGCTGCTATTATTTCATTCTGGTTTGGATCACGGGCAGTAGAAAAACTCAAGTAATTGTAGTTTACAAACTGCGTGATTTGATATATAATACCCTATCATAAAAATCTAATTCTAAAGAGGTGCGTTCTATGACAAATAGTCTAGACATGAGGGATTTTTTATCCCAAACTAAATTCTACGAATCTTACTCCAGATATATTGATGATGAAAACCGTTATGAGAGTTGGGACGAATCCGTTGATCGTGTCATGGCTATGCACAAGGACTACTATAAAGATCAAATGACTACAGCACTGGCTAACGAGATGGCCACTGCAACTACAGCATACAAAGAGAAGCGTGTACTCGGTGCACAGCGTGCTCTGCAGTTTGGTGGTGACCAGCTGCTGAAGCACCAGATGAAAATGTATAACTGTACGTCTTCATATGCTGATCGTGCATCTTTCTTTGGTGAGTACTTCTATATTCTTCTCTGTGGCGCTGGTGCTGGTTTTTCAGTACAAAACCATCATGTAGACAAGTTGCCGGCGGTAGTGGATCGTAAAAAGCAAGCTAAGGGCTATGTAGTAGAGGATTCTATTGAAGGCTGGGCGTCTGCACTAGACGTGCTTATGTCTTCTTACTTTGTTGGTGGTGGCAAATACCCTGAGTTTGAAGGCCGTCGTGTATTCTTCGATTTGACGAATATCCGACCAAAAGGTGCAAAGATCTCTGGGGGCTTTAAAGCACCTGGTCCTGATGGTTTGCGTATGGCTCTGGATCGCATCGAGTACCTGATTCAAGGACAGGTAATGGGTAAGTCTGATCCGGTACAGTTACGACCAATCCATGTATATGATATTGCTATGCACTGTGCTGACGCAGTCCTAAGCGGTGGTGTACGTCGCTCTGCAACTATCTGTCTGTTCTCTCCAACTGACACAGAGATGATGAACGCCAAGACTGGTAACTGGTTTGTGGATAACCCACAGCGTGCACGTTCCAATAACTCTGCAGTGATTGTCCGTAAGGAAACCAAGAAGGAAGACTTTATGGCGATCATGGATTCGATTAAGCAGTTTGGTGAACCTGGCTTTGTGTTTGTAGAATCCACAGAGCATACAACCAATCCATGTGTTGAAATTGGTATGTTCCCACAGATTGACGGACAGTCTGGTTGGCAAGGGTGTAACCTGACAGAGATCAATGGCGGTCAGTGTGTAGACGAGGAATCATTCTATAAGGCATGTGAAGCTGCATCGATCCTTGGTACACTTCAAGCTGGTTACACCGACTTTAAATTCTTATCTGATACATCCAAGAAGATCTTTGACCGTGAAGCTCTACTTGGTGTGTCTATCACTGGATGGATGAATAACCCTGATGTTTTATTCAATGAAAAAATCTTGGAAAAAGGTGCCAAGATTGTTAAAGAGACTAATGCTCGAGTTGCTGATCTTCTCGGGATTAATCCTGCTGCTCGGACTACTTGCGTTAAGCCTAGTGGCAATGCTTCTGTACTCTTGGGAACAGCAAGTGGAATCCACGCTGAACATTCTGAAAGGTATATCAGAAATATCCAACTAAACAAAGAGTCTGAAATCTCTCAGCTGATTGCCAAGACTAACCCAGACATGGTAGAAGAGTCTGTATGGTCTGCATCCGGTAGTGACTGGGTCGTTTCATTCCCTATTACACCTAAGCAAGGATCAATTTTAAAAGATGATCTGATTGGCACCAAGCATCTTGATCTAGTGGCAAAAGCACAGAAGCACTGGGTAAATCCAGGTAAAAACAAAGAGCTATGCGCTGATCCAACCGTTAGTCATAACGTATCGAACACAATTCTAGTGGAGGACTGGGATGATGTTGCTGAATATGTTTATAGCAATAGGAATAACTTTGCTGGTATTTCTTTCTTGTCTACTTCTGGCGACAAGGATTTTAATCAAGCGCCGAATACTGAAGTCATCGACGCTGAAAAGATGGTGGAAAAATATGGCGTGGCGGCTGTTTTAGCCTCTGGTCTTGTTGTTGATGGTTTGCAGGCATTCGGTGATCTTTGGATGGCCTGCTCTACAGCACAAGGCTTTGGAGAAGATATCTCTGTCGAGAACTCTAAGAACACCATGAAGAAAGATTGGGTACGACGCTTCCAAGCATTTGCATCCAAGTATCTTGAGGGTGATCTGAAACAAGCAGAGTACTGCCTGAAGGATGCACACCTTATCCACAAGTGGGAGAAGATCAAGCGTTCTTACCAACAGATCGATTGGATTGGCGAACTGACTGAAAAGAAGTTTACTGACGTGGATACGCTCGGCGCGGCTGCGTGCGCTGGGGGTTCCTGCGAAATTGATTTCTGATTGATCTAAACCTAGGATAGTTAACTAAACCTATAAATAATCCCAGTTAGCAATAGCTGGGATTTTTTTATGAGTGAACATTGGCTATACAATGATGAGATATATGACCCTGAAACACCCCCTGAGGACGCCGTAGGCTACGTGTACCGCATCACAAATCTTTCCAATGGGCGTAAGTACATTGGTAAGAAAACGTTTTGGTCGACAAGGCGTGTTAAGCAAAAGGGTAAGGTACGCCGTAAGAAAGTCGTAAAAGAATCAGACTGGCGTAAGTACTATGGCTCTAGTAACTTTCTTAAAGAGGAAGTTAAAGAGTTGGGTAAAGATAAATACAAAAGAGAGATACTTCGAATCTGTAAAACGAAAGGCGAGTGCTCCTACTGGGAAGCTAAGCTACAGTTTCAGTATGACGTGATATTGAGAGAAGACTACTACAACGAATACATTCAGTGTAGAATTCACTCAAGCCATATTAAGAAGGAAACTATTGATGGCGACGAATAAGATTAATTGGTATGTTTATGAAATCCTAGAAAAAGTTGGATCTGCTAAAAAGAAAGCAGAAAAGATTACTATTCTCAGACAGAACGAATCTGCAGCACTTCGTACAGTTCTGCAAGGATGTTACCATCCCAAAATTAATTTAGATCTTCCAGAAGGCGATCCCCCATACGAGCCTTGTGACGAACACAATGCGCCTTCGAATCTTCTACGCAAGTGGAAAGACTTTGGATACTTTACCGGCTCTCATACACAAAGAATCGGCCGGGTTAAAATGGAAAGAATGTTTATTCAGCTGCTTGAGGCAATCCATCCCCAAGATGCTAAAATCGTATTGCAGATGAAAAGCAAAAAACCCTTTAAGGGTATTTCACCTGCAGTAGTGAAGGAGGCGTTTCCAAATATCCTCCCTTAGTCATCATGATCTTTGAACGTTAACCACTAAAGGAATCTTTCTATGATCATTTCCCAAATCGAGAGACTCAGAAAAGACTACCGTGAACTAGAACACTATGAGTACAAGATGGCAAAATTAGGTCGTTCAGACCTTGTGAGGAAACTGAGACTCAAAAGGGATTTCTTAGGCAAATCAATATCTGATATGGAGGATTTGGGGTTTACAAATAACTAAAAATAGTATATAATCTATATGCTTTACCAGGGCGGGATACATACCATCTCGTCCTGGTATTTTTTTTAAAAAAAGATGAATTAGGGGGTTTACAAGCTTGGATTAAACACTTATATTACTATCATACACAAAGAAAGGCACTACATCATGACCAAGTTTGATAAAACCCGGTTCAGCTACCACGGCGGCTACCTTATGTACCACGGTCCATATGAGACTGCTGAGTGCTACGAAAAAGGTCCAAACGTTCACCCATCCCGTGTAGGTACTCGCAAGCCTCTCTTCATCGCTCGCTTCAAGTACCGTGGAGCTTTCACCAAAGCTCGGGTACAGAAGAAGATCATGGAGCTGTTCAGCGTAGAACGATATGCAAAACTGATGAAAGATGGTGGCACTCCACTTGGTATCCTCAAAGATGCTGATCCAGAATGGTACTACGAACTGCTTTACAAGAACATGGGATAAGATAATGCGTAACCCTATCGCAGCACAACTTCGCAAAGGCTACTACCAGAAAAAGGTGGTAGCCAACAAGAAGCGTCAAGCTTCCAAACAGGCATGCCGGAGGTGGAAATGATTTACCACATGAAAGGTGTTACCAAGAAAGGTAAGCAACGGATTCAGCAGCACGGTACTCGTTGGAACGTAGTCGAAAAACGTCCTGGTACCTTTGGTGATGTACTACTTCGGTCAGTTGAAACCAATGACCTACGTTGGCTGACTGAAGACTTTTTTGTAGAAAGGATCGAGAATGTCAGTAGCGTATGAAGCCAGTGCAAAGTATACCATAAGTCGTAATAAGCACATGGTTGTTCCTTTGTATCTTATGGCTTCTTATGCCTACTATGAAGAAGATGATCCGATTTTTTCGGATTCCTACTATGACGAATTAGCTAAAACAATGCTGGCTAATTATGATACAATAAAGCATCATCATAAACATTTAATCAGCATCGATGACCTAGAAGCTGGTAGCTATCTAGGCACATATCCAGGAATTGTAAAAGGCGCTTTACATCATTGGCGCTATAAAATAGAAGGTAGAAAATGACGAATCTCAATGAAAAAGTAATTCTCACTGACTGTGACGGTGTACTCGTTGACTGGCTTTTTGGCTTTAAAGAGTTTATGGCTGATCGTGGATACACTGAACAAGACCCAACAGGCTATGCTGTATGGAAACGGTATGGTCTAATCAATAAAGAAAAAGGCACAGAGATTTGCCGGGAGTTTAACAACTCTGCTGCCATTGCATATCTTACTCCTCATTACGACGCTGTTAAATACGTACGTAAGCTATACGAAGAGGAAGGCTTTGTCCTTCGTGTTATCACCTCTTTGTCACTAAACAAGTATGCATACAAAGCTCGATTGAAGAACCTTCACGATCTGTTTGGTGAAGAAGTAATCGATGAACTTGTTTGCCTGGACACTGGTGCTGATAAGGATGAGGCTTTGGAGCCTTACCGTAATAGTGGATGTTACTGGGTAGAAGACAAAGTACAAAACGCAGAACTCGGTGACAAGTTGGGTCTAAACACTTTCTTGATTGATCTTCCGCACAACCGTCACCTACCGTATCACAACCGCGTCAACGGCTGGGAAGACATTTATTACTCGATTGTTGGAGATTAGGGGGTTTACATTCTATCATAAAAATAGTATGATAAGGATATAACTCGGAGATTATCATGACTTGTGAAAAGAAAATCGCATACGCTAAATCCGTAGCTAAGATGGCTAAGGTCCTGCACGAAAATGCAGATCAGGTTGGTAACGATAAAATCATTACCCATGCAATTGCGGAAGCATTGTTTCAAGCTGGACCTATTCATTCAGGTCTTATGTCAAAAGAATGTAAAGATCTGCCGGCAGCCAAAATGACGAATGAACACTTTTTCCCTCGTAAGAAAAGTGCTGATCTAATCATGGAACAGGTTAAAAAGGGTAAGTCTGTAAACCGTATCACTAACATTATTCTTTCTCGAACTCGAGTACATCGGGTGACATCGACTCAGAACCATTATCTTCGTAAGTTCCAAGGCGGTAACTACACTAACTGGCAAGAAGAGTATGCTGCAGCCGGTATCGAACTTATTCCGTTTGAGCGTAAGAACGCATATACATATACTGTTGAAGGTGAACAGTTTAGCACCCTTGGTGAAGCTGCTGAGAAATACGGCTTAACTCCTGATGGTGCTCGCTATCGATTCGTATCTAAATCTAAAAAATTCTCTAATTGGAAACGGGAGAAAAAATAAAATGAAATTTGCTATTCTTGGTTCTATTGCAGCACTTGCTCTTACTGGCTGTGCACAGATTACTCAACCTCTCGATGAATGCACAAACGTAGTGTACTACAACGAAAAGGCTCCGCAGTATGCAACTATTGGTGCTGTAGCTGGTACAGCCGCTATGATTGTTCTTTCTGAAGGTAACGTAGGTGGTACCGATGCACTGTTCGGTGCAGCTACTGGTGCGCTGGCAGGTACCGTTGCATCCGGCGGACTTTACACTGCAAACATTTGTCCATCGATGACAGAAACCCTAAAGGACGTACAATGAAAAGAATTCTTTCCATCCTAAGTTTAGTAGCCATGGGTGCATGTGCCGCCCCAGCCGCTGCTGAAAAAGCAATCATTACGGAAGTTGAGCCAAACTGGACTCAAGTTACCCGTAACGTTCCGGTTGAAACTTGTAACATGGCTCAAGTGCCAATCTATGACCGTGTACAAGGTCAAGGTGCTACTGGTCTAGAAGTTCTCTTTGGTGCGCTGTTTGGTGGATTAGCTGGTAAGGCAATTACTGATAAAGATGAAGGCGCTGCAGCCGGTGCTGTTATCGGTGGTGTAGTTGCTGCTGAAGCAGGTCGTGCACCTCAACTCCGTATTGTTGGATATGAAAACAAAGAGATTTGTACTACACGGTATGTTAATCGCACAGAATCAGTAGTTAAGGATTATACTATCTACTATGAGTGGCAAGGGCAATATGGTTCAAGCATTGTTAAACAGCAGTACTTTGTTGATGATTATGTTGATGTGAATGTCTCGATTCATCTAGTGAATCCACTTTAAAATGATTTTGTAATCTGCCCTTAGCTCAGCAGGATAGAGCAACTGCCTTCTAAGCAGTGGGTCCGGGGTTCGAGTCCTCGAGGGCAGGCCAATTATTATAGGAGAAAGAAATGTTATTTCTTGGAGTAGGCGCAGTTATGTTTACTGCGACTTTGTTTATTGGTGGCTGGGTATTATATGACCAGTTTTGGGGTGGGGATGCTAAAGACACCACTGAAAGCGAAGTCCCCGTATTTGCTTATCATCACGAAAGTGAAATCTTAGAACAACCGACAGCAGGTATTAAATACCTTGTAGAAGATGACGAAGGCATTGATGCTGATCAAACACTTAGTGCTGTAATGCAATGGGTACAGGCAGATGAGCCTAATATCTGGACAGGTGACTGGCAAGTTCGTGTTAACACATGGAACGATGCTGGCGTTATTCAGATTCATGGAGATGCGTCTACATTGATTGAGGATCGGTATGATGACGTGGCACTTCCTTACTTCACTGGTGATGGATTTCTCGAACAAGCAATCGTAGATTTGGAGTTTGCATAATGAATATGACTACAAACCAAAACATTTCGAAAGAGTTTCGTAAGCGCCTTGATCTAATTAATCGTTGGAAGAAAAAGCAGAATCCCAACGTGACTGTATGGACTACGGTTAAGACAGAAGAGGGTAAAGAGTACACTAAATACGAGAGGAAAAAATCAAATGAGGTATGGGGACAGCCTGAACCTTTCCGTATGAAGTAAACTTTAACAGCCGGCGTGGCACAGTTGGTAGCGCAAGGGTTTTGTAAACCTTAGGTCGGGAGTTCGAGTCTCTCCGCCGGCACCATATTGCGAGGTAAAAATGCACATCGAGAGTGATACCAAACTAGATTACTCGGACGTCCTCCTTCGTCCTAAGCGTTCAACATTAACGTCTAGAAAGGAGGTAAAGCTCACTCGAACATTTGCATTCCCTCATTCTAAACGTAAGATCGAAGTCAATCCTATTATCGCAGCTAATATGGATGGCGTCGGTACTTTTGAGATGCTCAAGGTACTGGCAGAAGACGATATGCTTGTAGCACTCAACAAATCATATTCCAATGAAGATTTGTTGGAAGTTCATAGATACGCTGATATGAACGATTCTCGTATGAAAGAAAGTCTCTGCTTGACTATCGGTATGCAGGAAGCAGATTATGATAAAGTCAAAGTACTCAAAGATAAATTTCCAATTATTTGTATCGATACACCCAATGGCTACATGGAGAAATATGTCCAGTTTGTAAAGTCTATCCGTGAGCTTTGTGGGGTCAATAACATTATCATTGCAGGTAACGTGGTTACTGCTGATCAGACACAGGAGTTGATTCTAAATGGAGCTGACGTGGTTAAAGTGGGCATTGGTCCTGGATCTGTTTGTACTACTCGCATTGTTACTGGTGTTGGGTATCCGCAACTATCGACGGTTATCGAGTGCGCTGATGCCGCTCATGGGCTTGGCGGTCATGTTGTTGCTGACGGGGGTTGCACTTCTCCGGGAGATGTAGCCAAGGCATTCGCAGCAGGTGCAGACTTTGTGATGCTCGGTGGTATGCTGGCAGGTCATGATGAAGGTGGTGGCGAACCGGTACACAAATATATCCACAACAATGAATACTACTACATGAAGGAAGACGAAATTTACAAGCCTGTTATTGAACGCAAAGAGTTTCGTCAGTTCTATGGTATGTCATCCAATACTGCTAATAAGAAGCATGCAGGCGGACTGAAGGACTATCGTGCATCAGAGGGTCGTGATATCCTAGTGCCTTATAAAGGTGAGGTAAGTCATACGATTCAATATATACTAGGTGGACTACGTTCTACATGTACGTATGTTGGTGCAAAGCAGATTAAAGATTTAACCAAGTGTGCTACATTCATTCGAGTCAATAACCAATATAATAAGGTGTATGAAAAGTAATGCCAGTCTATACTGTGAAAAATAAAGAGACAGAAGAAGCGTATGATCTTAACTGTCCTTATGATGAGCTACTAAGCTTTCTAAAAGAAAATAAAGAATATGTCCAAGTCTTGAAAATGCCTGCCACAGTTAGTGGGAGAATCTCTACACAAAGACTTGCTGGTGAAGGCTGGCAGGACGTACTTAAAAGAGTAAAGAAGGCTTCTGGCAAGGACAATACTATTAATGTCTAAACAGAAAAGCATCAGGTCACTGAAGCTGAAACTAGAAGACCTACCCGAGATTGAGCCCATCACTGAAAATCAAAAAAAGGTATTTACTTCCTTTGAGAAAGGTGATAATATAGTACTTGCAGGTTCGGCTGGTACCGGCAAAACGTTTGTAGCATTGTATCTAGCATTGGAAGAAGTCCTTGACAGAGAAACACCTTATGATCAAGTCGTACTGGTTCGATCAATTGTACCCACACGGGATATCGGCTACCTGCCTGGGAATGAAGATGAAAAGAAGGATGCTTATACCGGCCCCTACCGCTCGATCTGTGATGAATTATTCAGTGAAGGTGATGCCTGGAATAAGTTGCTACAATCCGGAATTATTAAGTTCGAGTCTACATCTTTCATTCGAGGGACCACGTTTAACAATTCGGTAGTGATCGTAGATGAAATGCAGAACCTTAACTTCCATGAACTGGATTCTGTGATCACGCGTATCGGTAGAGAATGCCGGGTCATCTTATCAGGTGACTACTACCAATCGGACTTTGATAAAGAAAAAGACAGAGACGGCATACTCAAGTTCCTAACCATCGTAGAGCAAATGAAAGACTTTGAAATCTTTGAGTTTGGTTGGGAGGACATTGTTCGGTCAGGCATTGTTCGAGATTATATCATGACCAAGGAAATGCTAAAAGTCAAATGAAAGGATAAGACATTGGCTAAGTTTTCGCGTTTTGACCCGCGTAACAAAAAGAATGGACGTAATAAGAAAATGACCCTGGGTGAATATCCCAAAGGTCCTAAGCGTGCAGGTACAGATATCGACGAAGATAAGTACCTTCGTAAGTACAAAAAGATCGAGTATGATGACTACGATCCAGTGCTTCAAGATGAAGCAGATGAAGAGTTAGGATGGGCAGTTAGATGATTGCAGGCAAAGTATGGGGTTCGACAGAACTGATTGAAGCGAACGGTGCACTAGAGTTTCACCGTATCTTCACCAAGAAAGGTGGAGTATGTTCTAAGCATAAACACGAATTTAAATGGAACGGATTCTTTGTGGAATCTGGTTATCTGCTTATTCGTGTATGGCAGAATGACTACGATCTGGTAGATGAAACCGTTGTAGGTCCAGGTGAGTGGACTAAGGTTAAGCCAGGCGTATACCACCAGTTTGAATGTATTGAAGATGCTGTTGCCTTTGAAGTATACTGGGCAGAGCTGAATAATAATGATATTGTTAGAGAAACTGTAGGTTATTCTCAATAGGGGGGTTTACAAACCTCCCATTAACCATTACATATAGCATGTAACTGAATGAAAGTAATATAATGGAAAACCGTCGTATCTTCGAACACGTAGACGTAGAGTTTACTTACGATGATCTGGTCACAGAGACTACAGACAATGGTCGTAAGTACGTGATCGACAAAGAGAACAAGCTTCCCTCGATCACTACAGTACTACAGATTCTTACACGTGCTGCTATTGCTGCATGGCGTAAGCGTGTTGGCGAAGAAGAAGCCAATAAGATTATGCGTCAAGCATCTGGTCGTGGTACCGATGTGCATAAGATTATTGAAGACTATATCGACAACGTCGAAGACTTTGATGCTGGTTACTTCCCGCACATCATCGACAACTTCATGGATTTGAAACCAATCATTGATGAACGTATTGGTAAAATCTATGCACAAGAACAGCCACTGTACTCTACGCACCTTGGTGTAGCAGGTCGTGTAGACTGTGTGGCAGAGTTTGATGGTAAATTGTCTATCATCGACTTCAAGACCTCACGTAAGCGTAAAACCCGTAGCAAGTGTTACAACTACTTTATGCAAGAAGCTGGTTACGCTGTTATGTGGGAAGAACGTACTGGCATGCCTATCACGCAGCTAGTTACCATCATGGCAGTAGATCATGAAGACCCAATCGTATTTGTCGAACATCGTGACGAATGGATCGGTAAGCTACAGGAAACTATTGAACAGTACAATCAGGAGAATCCTAAATGAATGCAGACCCGTTCGGTCCACTAGACGAAATGCTAGGCATGGGACAAAAGAATAAGAACATTTTCTCTGGTAAATCTCTTGTCCAGCAGCACGATCTGTACTTGTCTGGTGAGATTAAAAGTTCGGACCAGTACACTGATTGGTTCGAACTACTGCGTTCTGCCAGTAAATCTGATATTATTAAGATTCATATCAACTGTTATGGCGGTGATCTGTTTACTGCGATTCAGCTGATGCGTTGCATTACAGAGTCGAATGGTAACATCATTACATCGGTTGAAGGTGCATGTATGTCTGCTGCTACTATGATCTTTTTGGCA